GCAACAAAAGGCAACGGAGATATAGATATAGATATAGATATAGATATAGATAAGGAGCAAAAAGCTCAATCTGATGTCTATGATGAAATTATCAAATATCTAAATGACAAAACAGGATCTCATTTTAAACCTACTAGCAAATCCACTCAAAGATTAATTAATGGTCGTTTAAGTGAGAATTACTCAATAGATGATTTTAAACATGTTATTGATGTAAAGACTCTTGAGTGGAAGAATGATTCCAAAATGTCCAAGTATTTAACTCCAGATACATTGTTTAATGCAAGTAAGTTTGAAAAATACTTAAATCAGAAGATGCCTTCGAGTGCATCAACTCAACAGCAAGACGAAAGGTTAGGGTTTTAATGCATCAGGATTATGAAGTAGGTTCAACTAGTGAACCAAAAATATGTAATAAGCACGGATCCAAGATGATCACTGCAAAAGTTATGATTAATGGATCCCAGCAATTGCTTGAGATTTGTCCAAACTGCGAAAAAGAAGGAATCAATGAATTGCAGGAACACTTAAAGCAAGAAGCAGCTATCCAGTCCATTCTAGCGAATACATACAAAGTATTTGATCGTGAGAGCACATATTCCAAGGAATTGGAAGATAAAACACTTGATAATTACGATGCTGGAAATAAGTTGTGTGAGCGAGCTTTGAATTTTTCAAAAAGAATATTGCGAGACTTCCTAAAATTTGAAACAGGAAATGTAATCTTGAGCGGTCCTCCAGGGGTCGGAAAGAGCCATTTATCTATTGGAATAGCCAAAGCATTGAATGAAAAATTTAAAGAATGCAAGCAACCAAAGAGCGTGCTATTCATTTCAACTTCTGCGCTCTTTTCAAAAATTGAAGAAAGTTTCAATAATCGAGGAGATTTCACAGAAAGTTATGCCGTAAATCTACTGAGCAACGTTGATTTTCTTTTCTTTGATGATTTAGGGAAAGAGAGCAGTATGAGTGGAAACCTCAAAGAAGCAAATGAGTGGAGACAACGAGTACTGTTTAAAATCTTGGACAATCGTCAAACAACATTTTTTAACACAAACTTATCGAGCAACGATATTAAAACAATTTACAACAAGGCCCTTGCTGATCGAATCTTCAAAGGTGCCAGCAAACATATTTATAAATTCCCAGAGAATACAGAAAGCAGGAGATATTGATGGAAAACAAACAATTAAAAGATTTGATCACAAAAGTTCAGCGTTGGTTTTATGACCGAAATTTGCAAACGCAAGATCCAAACAAGCAATTTTTGAAATTGTATGAAGAGATCGGTGAACTATCACGAGGACTAGCAGAGAACGATGAGGAAGTTACAAAAGACAGCATTGGAGATGTTACCGTAGTATTGATCGGTTTGACATTGCAATTAGGCATCAAGACAGAAGAGATCTTTCCAGAAAATAATACATTCGTATTTTTAAACACAGCAAAGTCAGAAGATTATTTTGTAGTTATGATGGACCAATCATTGGCAGCATATTTTAACCGACAATCATACCAACTAAAAAATGTTGTTTATGAATTGATGCGAATTTCAGCATTGCTACATCATGACTTCGTTGAGTGCTTGAATATCGCTTATGAAGAAATCAAAGATCGAACAGGAAAACTAGTGGATGGTGTTTGGATTAAGGAGGAACGACTAAAATGACAGAAGAAATTTTAAATAACGGTTTTGACAAAGTAAATAAACCTAATCACTACTGTGGGGAATATGGTCTTGAATCAATTGACATTATTCGCAATTTTGCTGGAGGACCAAAAGAAGTCCGGGGATTTTACTGGGGAAATGTCATCAAGTATCTTTGCCGCTATCAAAAGAAAAATGGATTGGAAGATCTAAATAAGGCAAAGAAGTACTTAGACTGGCTTATCGCAGATTTGAAGCGTGAAGATCTCGAAAAGACAGCGATTGTTAAGCAGGAGTGAAAGTTATGAGACATTATACGAAAAACCAAATGGATCACTTTCGTCAGCAATTACAATTGTTGATTTTAGGGAAAGGTCTCACTCGCAAAGAACTCTCTAGAAATATTTATCGTGGTGAACAGACGATACAAGAATGGATCACTAAGGATGACATCAATCCTGATCATGTACAAGAATTGTGCGAGTATTTCGGTATTGAGGAAAAAACTTTGATGGGTGATCCGGAAATTCTTGCTGATTATAAGCTATATGATCGTGATAAGTATATCTGTACAGGGACTTTAAAAGAGCTAAGTAGAATTACTGGAAAGGACAGTGCATTACTTAAATATTACATCCACTTAAACGAGCAAGGAAGAAATGCAGGACATCTAAAACTAGAAAGGGTAATCGAAGATGAAACGTAAAATCGATTGGCTAATCACTAACTTGGTTTTATTGGCAGGAATTACATTAGTGATTGCTATCAATCTCAACTCCAGATTGGTTGAACAAGAAAAAACAATCAAGGATATGCAGTGGACCATTCAGGAGCATGAATTAAGTATTCAGCGGTTTGCTGAACAAAACACTGCACAAGAGGTAATCCTAAACAAATTAAATCGGGAGTACCAGGCGCAGGAACAAAAGAAAGCTGAAGCAGTTAAAGAAGCTGCTGAAATGAATAATGTTGGAGGATAATAATGATCAACAATGTGACCCTTATTGGTCGGTTAACAAGAGATGCAGAACTACGCTACACACCAAGCAACATTGCAACAGCTCAATTCAATGTTGCATGCAATCGAAATTTCAAAAATGCAAATGGTGAATATGATGCAGATTTTATCAACTGTGTGATGTGGAGAGAGCAAGCGGAAAGATTTTGCAATTGGACAAAAAAAGGAATGCTGGTTGGAATTACGGGAAGAATTCAGACTCGAAGCTATGAAGGAAATGACGGTAAGCGAGTATATGTTACTGAAGTTGTCGCAGAGAATTTCCAAGTTTTGGAAAAGCGTGACAACACTGCCAACCAGAACAGCATGACTGAACAGATGCCACCTAACTATGCCAATCCAATGGACATTGATGAAAGTGATTTGCCATTCTAAAAACAAAAGGAGAAAAACAATGAAAACTAACAAATTAACACTTTTGACAGTTGCGACTATTGCGACAGCTACATTTGGAATTAAGGGAGTAAATGCCGATGAGTCTGACCGAGGAAACATTACAGGAAATACAACAATTACAGTCGGAGCTGAAAATGCTCGAACTGAAAAAGAAGGGACTATTCCTTCAGAAGTACGAACTGAACACGAAGATTCTCAAATTGGAGAAGGCGATCCAACGGACACAGAAGCAACTAGAGGAGGAGATGGACTTCCGACAAATTTTGAAAAGAGCGGGAATGTGATCCAAGTGACCAATCCAAAAGTGGTGATCGAACAACCAGAAGGAAATGGCAGATACACTCCATTTAAGGTTAAGTATGAGGATATTAAAATCCCTGATAACATTGAGGTAAATGAGGGTGACAAGGTTACTTTTAACTTACCAGAAGAAGTGAAATTTCAAACCTCTTACGAGTTTGACGTGCATAACCCAGAGAATGCAGTTGTTGGTAAAGCTACAGCAGATGCCACTACTAACAAGGTGACAACTGTATTTAATGACTACTTTAAGAACCATCCTCTAAATAAGAGCATGAGTTTAGAATTAGATGCAAGCTGGACAGATAAAGTTGTCCCAGGAAAACCAGTAACAGCCAACTTTAACGGTACAGTGGTTACTGCTACTGTAGGATCAGAACAAGTGATTGGCAAAGATGAATTGATTGCCAAATGGGGAGAACAAGACAAAGAAGATCCTACGGTTATCAACTGGACAGCCCGTGTGAACTATGCTAAACGTGTGTTAAACTACGTGACAATCATTGATAAAATGAGTGAAAATCAAAAGTTGGTTGATAATTACTTTGAAATCAAGAATGTTGAAAGTTTAAATCCTTGGGTTGAAAAAGGATCAGCAATGGATCTCGTTAAGTCAATCAGTAAGTCAGATCATGGATTCACAATTAAAATGGATCGATTGGATCACATGATCTATCTTTACTACAAGACTAAACTTGTAAATGCTGTTAAGGATAGCACTAACCCTACTAACAAGATTGAGTTAAAAGCTGAGTCAGATGGAGCTATCTCAACTATGAAGATCCAGCTTGTAGGTGGCCGTGGTGATGCGGTAGGTGAAACGAAACCAGAACCAACATTCGAGATCCCCAAAGAGTCTCCGAAAGTGGAGATCCCGGAATTTGAAGGTGGAATCCCTGGCATTCCAGAAGTGAGAGAAAAACCGGAATACACAGAACCTATTGGAACTGTACCCGGTGATGCTCCAATTTTAGATAAACCAGAAATCAATATTGAGGATATTCCAATGATGCCACCAGCATCAATCCTTGAAAAACCAGAGCTTGTGATTGATGTTCCAGAGCCAAAACGCGAAGAACAAAAACCGGAACCTAAACAAGACAAGCCAAACACTCCAGCTTCGAAAACTGAAGACAAAAAGGAATCAGTGGAAGTGGTGAACCAGGGTGAAGTCAAACAAGATGAACCGGTTGAAACGTACAACGCACCAGCGGTATTGCCTGCGACTGGATCAGACCTTGGATTGTCACTTGTGGCCATTGGTATCTCGGTTGCAACGCTAGCATTCACTTTGAAGAAAAAGGAAAACTAATGTGAGGGGGATTATTCCCCCTTGGTTTTAAAAAAAGAGGAGAAGTTGAAAGATGGAATTATATAAATACTATGTTTTTTTCGGGGAATTTAAAAAAGTGAAATATTATGTTTTAGAAAAAGCTAAAACATTTGTAACTAAAGATGGTCGCAGGCGCTTTAAAAAGATGGATATTGAAACGATTGTAGATAGCGTTGGAGATGTGGCTTTTTTGACACTTTTTGACGATGACGAAAGAGCAAGTAAAGAATTGATGCGATTTTATAAGAATCAACAAAAGAGGTTAGAAGAAATCAACAAAAGAAGAATTAATGAAATTGATGAAAGAATAGCTTTGCTTCAACAGCAACCAAAAGCGGAAGTGGCTAAACCGTGGGACTGAGGGCCTTAGAGGTAGAACAGACATTTAAAAAAGGTGGAAACATGACTAAGCAGGAATTGATTGAAAATGTAAAAGGATTAACAATTATTTCAAAACAAATTTTAAACGTTAAACTTGTTGACCAGTATGATGTTATTAAACTTATCGAACAACTAGACGAACCGCAGAAAGTAACGATCCCACGATTTATTGCCGACTGGATCGTACAAGCAAAAGAAGATGGTTATAACATCGCTGGCGCGATCAACGAAGCACCAAAAGGCGAGGTCGATGATTGGCTTGAACTAGAGAATGTGGATATCTTTGCAGAAGCGTGGGTCAATGGCTACACAATCGAGAAAGAGAAGCGGTATTTTGTGAAGATGAAGGAACTTGAAACTGGCTTTAATCTTTTAAATCGACATAAAACAGAGAATTACTGGATCTTTTCAAGTAAAGACGAAAGTGTTACCTATCAAGTGTGTCACACTCGCAAAGAGCTTGAAGAAGATGGTTGGGGCTGGGTGTTTGATTGCCCAGGGGTGGAAGTAAAAGAGGTGTGATAGTTTATGGAAAATAGACAGGATAAACCTATTATGAATGCTTTGTTATATTTACTAAAAGTAGAGTCTGCTGTTCAGCAGATGATAAAACTTGGCGAAATAGATAGAGAATTGTTTGAGAAATATTATGATGAGGCAGAAGAATGAAACCAAAATTTAGAGCATGGCTTAAAGAAGAAAATAAAATGATCATAGTAGATACTATGAATTGGTTTGACGATGAATTTGAGTCTATCGGAGATGGTATTACTTTTCTCCGTGGGGCGGAAAAAATTGAACTCATGCAATCAACAGGTCTACTTGATAAAAATGGGAAAGAGGTCTTTGTCGGAGATATTATAAAATGTACCAGAGGATGTCCTCACGAAGTATATTTAGAAAAAGAATATGGTGGAAAATACATAGGAGGTATGCCTGCTGTATATCTGAAAGGTTTACTAGAGGGTTATGCATGGACAGGAGCCGAGGAAGTTATAGGCAATATCTACGAAAATCCAGAATTGTTGGAGGAAGAATAATGACAGTAGAACAGTTTCTTAAATCTTTATCATACCTTATGTGGACTTCATATTGGTCAGTAATTTTTTATAAGTTCTTTAAAAATAATAAGGATTGAGAGGAGCAAGGATGAAAAGAGTTTCAGTTACTTTAACAGATGACCTATTCATGCTCCTTGAAGCACTAAGAATGTATTATGGCTATAATTCAAGAGCTGAAGTTTTCAGAAAGGCTTTGGATGATTCACTTAGCAAGTGTTCATCAAGCACAGTATTTGATGCTTATGTATCAGGAGCTAGAGAAATAATGCGTGATATGGAGGGAGATCAATGAGTAGACCAAGAAGATATCCATATACTAAGAGTCAGTGGGAAGAGACAACGACGGCAGTTTATTCGTATAACAACGGAGAATATGAACTGTTTAGAGGTCTTGAAAACAAATTCACAGGAGAAAGAGTAGAGGTGAAATAATGGAAGAGATTATCATGGCTTCATTGCCAAATAAAGAATTAAATCGTTTGATTAAAATTGAAGTCGCAGTTGAGAATTTAATTGAGAATGGAGTTCTTGACGAAGATGTATTTAACCAGTATTTGAATGAAGCATAAGAGGAAGAGGTAGAAATATGATAAAAAAATTATTGATCACAGTTTTTGTTTGTTTGTCTTTTATAACACTGTCAGGGTGTGGAAATAAAGATATTATTGGAACAACTTTTACTTTCAAATACGCAAAAATCAGACTAGCTGACGGACGAATTGTCGAAGGTGAAGTGAAGCAATGGGCAAAATACGACAAACAAGATAGTATTCGTGTGACTTTAGAAAATGGCGAGGTATATTACACTCACTCAAGCAACGTAACACTGTATAACAAATAGATGGGAATTAACATGGACCTACAAAACTTTATCTATTTATTATTCGGCCTAGTCTGGCTCTCTGGTTTGATCTGGGCCAGTGTGATAGCGTTTAAAAACAGAAAGGAGAAATGATGAGTTTGGATAATGTACATATACCAATGCGAGCGAATAGAATTCTATCTATTGCCCAAATAAATGGCAAGCTAGAGATAGCTATACTTGGGGAAGAGTTTTTTGAAACAGATTCATACTTTGAAGATCTGCACGATGCAGTACTGCCATTTGACAATATAAGAGATTTAAAGCGTATTATTGATCATATCATCGATGTGGAGGACAATAAATGAGGGTATATGTTGTTAGGAAATACCATGGACGCTCAAGTTGGAGCGATCCTAAACATTCAGCAAAATACATTGAGAAAGAATTTGAAAACAGACATGACGCACTTGCTTACCGTGAGAGTTTAGGTTTACAAGGAATTGTGGAAGTCTACGTCAAAGAGGCAAATGAATGAATTTAAGAAGCAGATATGGATACTTAATTCTAGCATTAAAGCAGTATCCATTCGAAAAAGAAATCAAGGAACGAATCGAAGAAATTGAAGTACCTTGGAAACCAACAGATCCAAACACAGGAATCAAGAGTAATAAGGTAATGACTCCGAAAGCCCTGGCCGATATCATCAAAAAAGAATCGGATCCAGAACTGCATCGTCTCGAATTACTTCGAGAAGCAATCAGCACTATCAAAATTCTGACACCCGAAAAACAATGGGCTGCAATCAAAGAAGTATACATTGATGGAACTCTAACTGTGGAAGGAGCATCAATCAAATACTTGCACTGCAGTAAGTCTCTTGCCTACAAGGAAGTGATCGAGCCATTCTTTAGTAGGCTTGAAAAGAAAATCTATGAACTATCTGTGAACACTAAGATTAATATTAATTTGGAAAAAAGTTAAAAATACAGTCTAAAGTGTGGAAAAAATTTAAAAATAAGATGGTAAAATTATATCATCGGGTAAAACCGAACCGATGGATCCTTATGAAACGGGTTAGGAGTTAGCTCAGTTGGTAGAGCGGTCGGGTTATGACCGGCGTGTCACAGGTTCGAATCCTGTACTCCTAATATCAGTCAAGTCAGCACAAGCTGGCTTTTTATTTTACCTTGGAAGGAGGTGAGTCGATGAACATTGTGGACCCAATCAGGGATAAGGATGATATTCAAGCCATGAAGGAATATCTGCGAGAATGGAATGAGCGGAACTACTTGCTCTTTTTATTTGGAATCAATTCCGGATTGCGAGTAGGCGACATTCTTCGAATACGAGTAAAAGATGTTCAGGGTTGGCATATCAAGATAAAAGAGCAGAAGACTGGTAAGCAGAAACAGATCAAGATGACGAAGACTTTGAAAAAGGAAGTCAGAGAATATATCAAAGACATGCCACTACATTATTACTTGTTTCAAAGTCGCATCGGGAAAAACAAACCACTCGATAGAAGAACGGTGGACTGGATATTAAAGACGGCTGCTCTCGAATGTGGCATTGAAAATATCGGGACTCATTCGATGAGGAAAACATTCGGATATCATTACTACAAGAAATACAAAGACGTGGCAATGCTCATGGATCTATTTAATCACTCATCTCCTGCGATCACGCTGAGGTACATTGGAATTAGACAAGATCAACGAGATAAAGCCATGTCTAATTTTGATTTATAGTCATCAACTAGACACAATGAGTAAAACGCTAATTAGTTTTATTAGTTACCTGTTATTCATTTATTTTACTGGCTTTTTAAAGCTGGTGTGAATCAGACAGAATATAAGATATGTCTAATTCAAGAGAGAAAAACAAGTGAGTTTTCAGTAATAATATAATGAATTTCAGAAACAGATAGTTGAAAGTATGAAATGTTACAAGGGGTTTATATTGTTATGAAGAGTGAATTTGATATGAAGTTTATTGATGTAGTAGATGTTGAACTAGGAGTAGCAACACTCAGACCAAAAAAGAAATTTACATTTGAAAATAATTTCATTTCTTGTCGTGAGTGGAAAAAGAAGAGAGAAAAGTTTTTAAATAATCATGGTTCATCTAAAAAAACATGATAGCTACAAACACCAGAGCTGAACGAGCATTATTCTATGCATCGCAAGCTTGGAGAAGTTTAAGAAGACAAGCACTCGAACGAGATCACTATGAATGCGTTTGGTGCAAAGAAGAAGGAAAGGTAACGACAGACAATCTCGAAGTCGATCACATCAAGGAGCTAGAATATTATCCAGAGTTTGCTCTAGATATCGACAATCTTCGTACTCTGTGTAAAGAGTGCCATAACAAGCGACATCATCGCTTTCAATTTCGTAAATCATCCAAATTGCAGAATAAAAATTTTCGTTCAGACGAATGGTGGGGATGAAAATTTAAAATTTTGAAAAATTCAAAGACCCCCCGGTCGAAAAAAATCGAAAAAAATCGGTCTCTGGGAACCGGTGGGAGGGGTCGATTGTCCAAATACAAAGCACTATTTTTTAAGGGGGAGGGGGCTCATGGAAGAATACTCAGAAAAAAATATAAAAGAATTAGAAAACCAGTTACTTTCCAAAATCGGCAATTTCAGCACACGAAAGAAAGATGCAATTCAGTACGAGAAAGTTCATCGCTATCTCTATCTGGTCCGTCTACTGTATGAGTTGAAAGAACGCCTCAAACACGATGGATTAGTCATCACCGTCCACAACGGTCAACAAAGATTTCAGAAAGCGAACTCGTTGATCAAAGAAATCAACACAACCAGCAATCAGCTACTAGCAATTGAGCGATCATTTGATTTTGAAGTTGAAAATTCGCCAGTCGAGAAGAAACCGCCATCAGACGGAAGTGATCTATTGTGATTTCTCACCCTTTGATTGATGAATACATCGAACTTGCTGAATCAGGAAAAATCAAAGTCAACAAAGAACGCTCTCTCTTATTCAAAATCATCAAAGAAAAAATCTATCCAAGGGATGATTTATATTTTGACAATAATTTGATTGAAAAATATATCCAGTTCACTGAGAAGAATTTCTTCCCACTGGCCAAGTATCAAAAATTCATCACGCCATTTATTTTTCTTTTTCGGAAAGAGGATGGTGAACCTCAATTTGATGAAATATTGCTAACTCTTGCCCGTGGTGGAGGGAAGAATGGTTTTATGTCCAGTCGGGACGCATTCTTCATCAGTCCTCTCTATCCTGTCAGAGATTACGATGTGACTATCACAGCCAACTCTGAAAAACAAGGGAAAGTCTCATTCGAGGAAGTTTATGAAACTGTCCAGCGAAGAGGACTGGAAGACCATTACTATTTGACAAAGATGTCTATTACAGGCCGAGGAAATAACTCGGTCTTTTCTTATCGGACAAACAATCCGAAGACAATGGACTCAGCTCGTGATGGTTGTCTTGAATTTGATGAAATTCACCAGTTCGAGAATGATTCTGCGGTTAAAATCCAGCGGTCAGGACTTGGTAAGATTGCCCATGCTCGTACCTTCTATAACGGTACCAATGGGCATGTCCGTGAAGGGTTCTACGACAAGCTGATCGAGAAGTCGATGAAGATCTTGAATGGTGAACTTGATGAGTTTCGCTTATTCCCTTTTATCTGCAAGTTAGATGATCCGGAAGAAGTGGATGATATGAGCAACTGGCCAAAAGCGAATCCTATGCTTGACGAAACAACTCCCTACGCCAAACGTCTATTAGCTAGAACGAAAGCTGACTATGATGATTTGGAATTGGAACCATCAGGCAGACAGGAATTTATGACCAAGCGGATGAATCTGCCAGAAGCCGACATCGAAAAAGATGTGACTACTCGTGAAAAGTTAATGGCTGCATTGAGAAGCCCTGGCATAGATCTCTCAGGAAGATCTTGTGTCGCTGGTTTTGACTACGCAAGTATCAGAGACTTTGCCAGCGTTGGTCTGCTCTTTAAAAACGGTGATGAGTTTATCTGGAAGCAACACAGTTTTGCCAGAAAGCAATTCTTGGATATGTTTAAAATCAAGGCTCCAATCCGTGAATGGCAGGAGCAAGGGCTCTTTACTATCGTAGACGGTCCAAGTATAGATCCAAGATTACTAGTTGACAAATTGATTCAGTGGCGAAAGCTATACAATATCGAAATTGTCTGCGCAGATGGATTTAGAATGGACCTGCTGAAACCATTGCTGGAAGAAGCTGATTTTGAGTATGAATTTTTACGAAATCCAGGAGCGATACAGTCGAAGGTAGCTCCAATTATTGAGGACGGATTTGCGAACGAAAGATTCATTTTCGAAAACGACAAATCAATGCTCTGGTATACCGATAATACCTTTGTCAAAGAAGACAAAGACGGGAACAAGAGATTTTTGAAAAAGGAACCGTTGAGACGAAAGACTGACGGCTTCCATGCCTTTATTGCTGCTCTCTACAAGAGAGAAACTATTCAAGAGAGTACTGTTGGAGACTTTCTTGACGTGATCGAAGTTTGGGAATTTTAGAAAGGACAACAAAATGAACAAACGAATGAAGAAGAAACAACAACTTGAACGAAAGATTCAAGAACTTGAATGTGAGCTTGCAGTAGTAAGCAAAGAAAACATGGAATTGTTGGACAAGATTGGTTCAATCAGTGCTGGATTGAATACTTTGAGCCAGTCCGTGAAGCGACATGAAGATATTTGTGGTCAAAATGTCGAACAAACAAATAAAGAGTTTGAATCAATCAAGAAGGAATTGAAACGCTCTAAAAAATCTTTCTTCAAGCGATAAAAGAAAGATCCGGGTGGGTGGCAGGCATAAAAATTTAGAAAGGAGGAGGTGCCTTGGGATGGCTAAATTTATTCAAGCGAGAAGTTCCAGAACCGAGTTTTGAATTTGATGAGCTGGAGCGGATCTTTGGAAATCTACAACTAAAGAGTTTGTCAATTGATAAGGCTGCTGAGTTTGTGGCCCGCATCTTTGCCAGATCTGAGTTTAAATTCATCGATAATGGGAAAAAGAAGGCTACTGATTGGGATTATCTGCTAAATGTAAGGCCCAATAAGAACGAATCAGCTTCTGAGTTTTGGCAAAAGGCGGTTTATCGCTTGTTGACCAAGAATGAAGTACTGATTTTCTTGACGAATGATGATCAGTTATTGATTGCTGACTCGTACATTCGACAGAAATATGCTGTGTTCGATGACACATTCACATCTGTGAGTTGTCAAAACTATACTTTCCAGAAACCATTCAAGATGAATGAAGTCATTTTCTTGCAATACAACAACAATCGTCTTCAAGAATATTTCACTCAACTCTTCAATGACTATGAAAAACTACACACTCGACTGGTTGAAGCACTTGCACGGAATAATCAAATTCGTGGAGTACTCAGCACTAGAACGAATGCAAGTTTTGACGAATCAAAACGTGAAAAGATGCAACGATATGCTGACGGCCTCTTTAAATCATTTACAACCAAGACAGTAGCGATTGTCCCAGCTCAAGAAGGAATGGAATATTCTGAGCTGACCAACACTACAGGAACATCAAATCTATCCGTAGATGAGCTTAAAAAGCTCCGTAGGCAATTTGATGATGAGGTAGCCGATATATTAGGGATTCCCACTGCGTTGATGCATGGGGATATGGCTAATCTGGAAAATAGTCAGAAGATGTTTAATAGCTATTGCTACCAGTCACTTGTGAAAAAAATGAGCGATGGTCTGAACTTTGCTTTGCTCAGTAAAAGCGAGTATAAAAGCAACAAGCGCCTTGTCATTGTTGGCGAAGGGCAAAGAGATAAATTCTCGCTTGCTCAAAGTATTGACAAGCTAATTTCTTCAGGATCCATGCTTATCAATGAAGTCCGTGAGGAACTTGGTCTTGAAGCTGTACCGTGGGGCGACAAGCCTCTGATCACTAAGAACTATCAACTTGGTGAGGATGTAGAGAAGGGAGGTGAGAAAGAAGATGAAAGTGATTCCGATTAAGGGAACCATTGTGTCGAACAATGACAGTTGGATCTATGATTGGTTCGGCTGGGATTATACCGCTCCGAAGAATGTCGCACTTCCAGAAACTGGTGAGGACATCGAAGTCCATATCAACTCTGGCGGTGGTGATGTGTATGCCGGTAGTGAAATCTATACCGCTCTGCGGTCCTACTCAGGGAAAGTAGTTGTTAAGATCGTGGGCATTGCTGCAAGCGCAGCGAGCGTTATCGCAATGGCTGGTGATGTCGTAGAAATTAGCCCTACTGCTCAAATCATGATTCACAATGTGTCATCACGAGTTGACGGAGACCATAACACTCTACTTCATGAAGCTGGAGTACTTGAAGGCTTTAATAAATCAATTGCAAACGCTTATGTTGATAAGACTGGAAAAGCATTGGATGATTTATTGGATCTGATGGACAAGACTACCTGGTTCGATGCTGAATCAGCAGTAAATCAAGGATTTGCTGACAGAATCATGTTTGCTGGAGAAATTGCTCCTACGTTTGCTGCAAGCGAAACTCCAATGATCCCACATGATTTTATTGACAAGATGAAGTCAGCGATGACTCCTGATGTTGATAAAATTGCTGAGCTGGTAGCTAATAAGCTAGAAGCTCGACAAATTGAAAAAGAGACTTTTGAAAATAGTGAATTCGTGCAGAAAAAATTCAATATTCCAGAAAGTCTAGAAAATAACACAAACGAGGCTGTACCGAAAGGGTTCGGTCTTTTTGCATTTTAGAAAGGGAAAATACTAATGACAATGAAATTATCAAACAAATTCAATGAAATTCGTCAGAACTTTTTGAACGCTGTAACAAACGGTGCACCTCAAGAAGAACAAGCGAAACTCTACAATGAAATGATCGAGTCGATGACTAACGAAATGATGGAACAAGCTCGTCATGCTGCTCACGAGGAAGTTTCAGCGATGAATCCTTATGATGCTAAATTGACTGCTGAAGCTCGTGAATTCTTCAACGATATCGACAAGACTGCCCCTGTGGGAGTAGAAAAACTCTTCCCACAAGAAACAATCGACCGTATCTTTGATGATATGGTGAAATCTCGCCCACTTTTGCAACACCTTGGATTGCGGAACGCTGGCATCCGTCTTAAATTCCTCAAATCAACTCAAACAGGACAAGCCGTTTGGGGCAAGATCAACGGTGAAATTCAAGGTCAATTGAAACAAGCCTTCAACGAAGAAGAAGCTATTCAAAACAAGTTGACTGCATTTGTAGTCATTCCTAAAGATTCCGAAAAATTTGGCCCTGCTTGGTTGCAATCATTCGTTTCTGCTCAAATCACAGAAGCATTTGCTGCTGCTTTGGAAGCTGCTTTCTTGAATGGTGACGGAGACGGCAAACCTATCGGTCTTTCTCGTACCCTCACTGGAACTGCGGCTGGCAATAAAACAACTTTTGCAGAAAAAGAGGCCCAAACTGCGAACCTTACATTTGCTGACTCTGCAACCGTTGTCAAAGAGTTGACTGCTGTGTACAAACATCACTCTGTTAAGTCTGACGGAAATCCAGTTGCAGTTGAAGGAAATGTCGTTATGGTAGTCAACCCAGCTGATGCATGGGATGTCAAAAAACAATACACTTCCTTGAACGCTCAAGGAACGTATGTGACTGCAATGCCGTACAACTTGATCTTAGTTGAGTCAGTTGCTCAAACTGCTGGTAAAGTGACTACATTCGTCAAAGGTCGCTATGATGCATTCGTAGGTGGTGGAATCGAGTTTGGTCGCTTTACTGAGACTTATGCTCTCGAAGACTTGAACCTCTACACTGCTAAGCAATTCGCTTATGGTAAGGCTCACGATGAAAAGACTGCTGCTGTCTGGGTATTGAAAATTAAATAATAGGTGGTGACACCAAATGGAAGAAACAAAACAATTTCATCCGCTTCTAGGGACATTCAAGGAGCGGATGAAAATCTTTCATGATGCCGAAGACGGGAATCTTTCAAGGATGTTGACTTCATCCGAAAAAGCAATTCTTGACTTAACAGGAGCATTTGATTTGTCAGATTCTCGCACTGAAGAGCTTGTTTTGGAACGTGCAAGATATTTGTACAATGATCAAGTTGAGTTTTTCTTTGCAAATTTTCAAGGAGAACTCCTTGAATTATCACTTCAAAACCACCCAATAGGAGGAAAAGAGTGCTAGAAACAATCCAAGATTTCTTCGACTTAAAAGAAAATGTCGTTCGACACGTTGGAGACATTTTTAAAGTTGATGATGATCGAAAAAACGAATTGATGAAGAAATTACCTGATTTTGTTAAGGAATATGATTTAGTAGCTTCGAAAATTCCAAACGAAGATGTAGCTGTGGAAGATGAATAAGCCTGAGTTCAAATACCAGAAACCAGAAACCAATACAAGCGAATTAAGAACTCCAGTAGAGTTTTATAACTCGAAAGTACTTGAAGGATTAGATGGCAGGGATGTGAGCTTTGAAAAAGTATTTTACACATTCGCAAAAGTCTACTCACCAAGTTTAAAGGATATCGAAATTTCAACAGGTAAATCAATGACTGCAAAGATGACCTTGAAAATAAGAGACCCTTTAACAAGTTATCAACCTGATAATAAGCATTTTGTACAAGTGAATGATCACCGATTAGAAAATAAAAAATGGCAGATCATTGACGTTCGTCCCGATTATGACAACCGTGATTATTTAATTGTTGTTATTGGTGGATCAAATGAGTAGTGGCGCTACATTAAGAGGCTTCGATGAAGTCATCCGGAATTTAGAAGCAAAGCTCGGTGATGCGAAAGTGAGAAGATCTGCAAATAGAGCCTTGAAAGGCGCAGCAACTGAAACACTCGAAGACTTTCAAGTCGCTCTAGAAGTTTTTAGAAAGACCGGAGAAACAATTGAGAGCGCAACTGTCGGAAACGTAACGGGTGCTTTTGAAGGGGTGCCAATGGTTAAGCTTGGTTTTGGCGCTGGATCACGTTGGCGGTTGGAGCATTTGAACGAATTTGGATATGCCAAAAAGGCCCATCCAAGAGGATTCGGTGTTATCCGAAGATTTTCGGAAGCCAACAAAGAAAAATTTAAATATAGGTTAGCAACTAAATTGAAAGGAGAAGGGCTTGGATGATTAAAGACAAGATGTCAGAAATATATGATGCTCTGATGAGCGATGAAGAACTTTCTAAAATCACTATCAAATCATTTGAGCGTCCTGAAACCTTACCAACAAATCAGACGAGTATTGTTATTATCCCACTAGGGCCACCTACCCAAAGTGACCAGGGAAGTAATACAAGCTTTTCGAAAACATTTCTTTATCAAATCAACGTTGAATCGATTAACCGAATTGAATGCAAAAAACTGCAAAGGTTAGTCGAAAAGGTAATGGAATCACAAGGATTCTATCAAATTGCTGGGGGCCTAGATGAATGGATCCCTGAAATCAAACGCTATGCAGATGCTAGGACCTATAAAGGGAAGAGCAGACTGTATGACGATTATTAGAAAGGAAATTTAATATGACACAACAAAAACAAGGTACAGCGACAGTCGGTTTCAAAAGCTTGACAGTTCGCATTTTGGATGGGAACCAGACTCCGACCGAGGGAGAAAACCTCTTTATTATCCAAGGCAAAAAAGGGGAAGGTGCCACTCAAACCGCAAAAATCACTGGTCTTGCTGCTGATGCTATCAAATCATTCGGAAGCAATATTGCTTACTACGTAAACAATCGTGGGGTTGGAGATGTTAAGGTAGATCTCGGGCTCTTGGATATTCCAGTAGCGCTCTACGTTAAAGCTCTAGGTTACGAAGACGACGATGGTATTCTTGATTTCGGAGCTGACACAGTTTCAAAAGACGTTGCAATCTTGCTAGAATCAAATACTGCAGATGGCAGTGGAGCTTACTATGGTTTTTACAAAGGAAACCTGGCAATGGATGCTATTGACCTCAGTACGCTCAAAGAAAAAGCTGAGGAACTTGCTACTACAGATGTATCATTTGCTGCAGGCGCAAGCACTAACGAGCAAACCAAGAACAAGTACGGTACAATGTACTTTGGTAGCGATGAAACAAAAATCAAGAAATTGAAAGCAAAACTTGGTATGGCAGTAGCAGGATAATAATTGGGGCATTTAGCCCCTTTATTTATCTTTATATCGTTGTAAACCTTTACAATTATTGATATAATAAGTTGTGGAGGTTTTGCTATGAAAAATAAGAAAAATACAGTTTTAATAACATTAACAATTATGATCACTCTAGTTTCCATTGTACTTGCTATTATGCTCGTAAATTCCAACAACCAACTTTCTAAGACACACAAGGAATTGGAAAGCGTAAAGGAAGAGAAGGACAGAGCTGTGATGGTAAAAGACAAGCTTTCTACATACGTATCAAATGTAGATCACGATTTATTTCTTGAAGCAAATGATTTCGTTCTTGGGATGAATTCATTGAGTAGCCAAAAATTTGGGGACGGAGTTCTTTTTGACAAAACTCAAATCACAATCAACGAACCCAAAAAACAAACGTCTGGCATGCTGGCAATGGAGCATGATTCAAACAGCTTCATACCAGTTACAGTAACGCTAGCCATTACAAATAATGATTCTTCAAATATTGAAATGAATCCAGGTAAAATACTTGTAAGTGATGATAAAGGGAATTATCTTGCATACGATTCTGTCATTACTAATGACGACACTGTTGCAGTTCAATCCAAAAAAAGCGTTGTGATTAAAGCTGGAGGAAAGGCGACTATCGCAGTAGTATATGCTATGAACAAAGACAATTCCAATAATGATGTTAATAAAATTGAATTTTTAAATAAAATTTGGACAAGATGAAATAAGCACCATTCGGTGCTTTTTTAATTATAGAAAGGCAAACAATGTCAAAGATTACATTTACCATGAAGAACGAAGCTGGAGAAGATGTACTTTACTCTAGTAAAGAAATTACTACCCGTGATTATCGTGATTACCTCGTATTAAACGACTCGCTCACATCAGATAAGACAGAAGTTGAAAAATTGGACCAACAATTAGGCTTCATTGCGTCACTATTTGAAAATGTGACAGTAGAGCAATTACTAGAACATACTGATTTTGCAAAAATCATTGAAGTGTTCACGGAAATCTATGCTCATCTTGTGGGTGATGTGGACCCAAAGGGGAAAAAATAGATCCTCAAAACGCATTAAAACGTTTCTACAAATTCGTTAAGGAAGTTGCTGACGGACCATATAACATGAATGTCCATGATGTGATGGAATTAAGCTGGGAAGATCTGATAGGGATTATCGATCTTGATAAAGATCAAACTGAAAATGCGTCTTTAGATCTAGCTGACATTTTTGGAGAAATGGAAGCATAAAGCCTCTTTGGGCTTTTTTTGTTTGTAAAAGGAGGAAAAATGGCAGGTGGAACGCCACTAGGACAAATGTATATAGAACTAGGGCTGGACGTGTCAAAGTTCAATCCTAGCTTAACAAGTGCAAAGAACGCTGTGAAGTATTTCCAAAATAATGTCAAAGCGCTCGATAGCACATTGAAAAACAATGGTAAGAGTACTGAACTCCTCAAAGCAAAATACAAGTCTTTAGGACAGGCCATTGAAGCACAAAAGAAAGTACTCGATCAAATGAAGCAGAACTTCGACAAGCTCGATCCTGGATCTGCTAAATTTGACAAAGCCGCTGCTGATATTGAGCGAGAAAATGCAAAATTGTCAGCAATGGAAGGGCAACTTTATAAAGTCGAACAAGCCTTGAAAGCCGTAGGACGTGAAAATAGCTTCTTTGGCAAAATGGAAAACTTTGGGAAGAACCTTGTTAAAAGCGGAGACCACATCCAACAATTTGGGAAGAAAGTCTCTGACTTTGGAGGAACCTTAACCAAAGGGGTAACAGCACCATTACTTGCAAGTGCAGGATTTGCGGTTAAGGCTGCCGTAGATTATGAGTCAGCTTTTGCCGGAGTAAGAAAAACAGTTGACGCTACCGAGGGCGAATACAAGAAGATGTCAAATGCTATTCGGGAGGCATCTAAAACAATGCCAGCAAGCGCTGCAGACATCGCACGAGTAGCCGAATCGGCAGGTCAGTTAGGGATTAAGAAACAAAATATTGTTGATTTTTCTAAAACCATGATTGACCTTGGCGAGTCGACTAACATGACCGCAGATGAAGCCGCAACAGCAATGGCCCGTTTTGCAAATATCACTCAAATGCCTCAGTCTGAATTTAGACGATTGGGATCCACTATAGTCGATCTTGGTAATAATTTTGCAACGACAGAATCTGAAATCATGGAAATGGGCTTGCGATTAGCAGGTACAGGACACATGGTTGGATTGACAGAACCGCAAATCATGGGTATTGCTACCGCAATGAGTTCAGTAGGTATTAATGCTGAAGCAGGGGGAAGTTCATTCTCTCGTGTTTTGCAAAAAATCAACACAGAAGTACTCTCTGGTGGTAAAAAGCTAAAAGGCTTTGCACAAGTAGCTGGAATGAGCGCTAAAGACTTCGCTGCTGAATGGAAAAAAGATCCGCAATATGCGATTCTTGATTTTGTTTATGGTTTGGAGCAGATCAAAAAGAGTGGTGGAGATGTTACCAGCACTTTGAAAGCACTTGGCATTAAATCAACACAAGAAGTTGACACAATGCAACGTTTGGCAGGAGCTGGTGGATTGATGCATCAAGCATTAGTTAAAGCAAATGATGCATGGAAAGCAAATACGGCTCTTACTACTGAAGCTCAAAAACGCTATGAAACGACAGAATCTCAATTAAAAATCTTTAAAAACCAGATTACTGATTTGGCAATTGAATTTGGCGGACCGCTTCTGAAAGCGATGAACTCTGGCTTGCAGGCTGCAAAACCTTGGGTCCAAAAATTGGCGGACATGGCCAAGGCATTTAGCGAAATGAGCGAGTCTCAACAGCAAAATATCATTAAATGGGGGTTGCTTGCAGCAGGAGCAGGACCAGCCTTATCAATCCTTGGAAAAGGCATCGGAGTGATTGGAGGAATTACTAAAGGCATCGGTTTCCTTACTCAAGGAATCGGTAAAGTCGGTGGAGGGCTATCTGTTTTAGGCAAGACCTTCCAACTATTTAAACAAGGTAGTAGTCTTTCTTCTGCATTTAAAACAGCAACAACTGGTATCACTGCGACAAGCACGGCTGCAGAAGGTGCCGTAGCCTCAACTGGTCTATTGGCAAAAGGAATCGCACTGCTTGGCAACCCTGTTACTTGGGGAGTACTAATCGGTGGAGTCGCTGTTGGTTTGATTGCTGCAGTAGCCAAAGAAATGGCAGATGCAGACGAGAGAACAAGGACTTGGGGAACTTCGGTAAATAAGGTCCAGGCTGAAGAACTATCAAAATTAAAATCTAAAATCGATGATGCCCACCAGGCAATGATTGGTTTCGGAAATGGTGGATCTCAAGCAGTCGAGAATGTCCGCAAAAGTGTACAAGGACTTTCAAGCGATCTCCAAAAAGCAATTGATAAAGATCTTCAACGAACTCAAAAGAATCTTGAAAAAATTGGAGCTTCGGAGGAAGTCCAAAAACGTGCTGTAGCCCAAGCAGAACAGCAGAAAAAAAACGTACAGACAATGACTGATGAGATCATCCAGATTTATCAAAATGCGTCTGACAAAAAACGCAAGATTACTCGTGAAGAGCAAGCACTCATCTACGATTATGAAAACCAATTTATCAATAAGCAATTAGAGATACAGAAGTTTTCTGCAGATGAACGCACAGCGATCATTAAAGCGATGAATGGCCAGATCAATGACTTGAATGAGACCCAATTGAGAAAAGGTTCTGGAGTTGTTGCAAAATGGTTGAAAGATGAAATCAAGCTTTATGAGGATCAAACAAAAGCTTTAAAAGAGGAATTTGAGAAAGGGACTCTTAATAAAGCTGAATACAACCAAAAAATGGAAGAGTTGAGCGCTCAACACAAATCCAAAATGGAAGCATTTGGCCGTGAGTATGCTGCTCTTCAAAAGAAATTGAGTGAAAAAGTTCCTCTCAATTTTGGCGATGATAGGCAACGCGAATTGTATTTCAGAGAGTTACGCAAAAGTTGGGCGGAACTTGGACTTGATTATGACAAATTGATGGCTAAGGCAGATCAATTTGCTGACATCGTAGGTCAGTCATCTGGCATGGTTGCTAAAAGTGTGCAAAACATGTCGCAGGAAACCAAAGATGCTAACAACATATGGAATGGATTAGTATTTGATCCTAAGACTGGACAAGTCAAAACCAATGCGCAAGAGGAAGTTACGAAAGCATTGCAAGCCGAAAACGGATGGGAGAACATGCAGTTTATCCTCAAGCATGCTAATCTCGAAACGAATGCCAAAATGACAATCGGTCAGGCACTGGTTGAAGTTGGTAAGTGGGACAGTTTGACTCCACAAGAAAAAGAACTTGTGGTTGGTAACAACCAAGGAATGAAAGCCATCCTTGACAATAAAACATTGCTGGACCAATACAATGCCATGCCGGCAGAAGTCAAAGAACTCTTGATGAAGAATACTGATTTCTTGTCATCGGGCGAACGTGCAACTGCGATTATTGAACATTGGAACGCACTCACACCAGAACAGAAAGAGCTGATCTTAAAGGATGCTGCGAGTGACAAGGCTGAACGTGTCAGATTAGCGGTTGACTCTCTTACTGGTATGGCTCACGTAGTCAATTTGGATGCAGAAGATAAGACCAAGAGCGCTATTGCCAGTGCAATGTCTAGTATCTTAACACTACCAACAGACCACAAGACGGACTTGATCGCAACCCCAGACGGGGTAACACTTGGAACGAACCAAGCTATGGGTGCTTTGGGATTATACAACGGATTTGCTGTACCAACCAAAAAAATTACCGCTGATCCAAGCAATGCTAATAATGCTGCACAGCAAGCGATTAATAAGCAACAAGAATGGAATAGCACACCGTCCCCTGTCAAACCACAGTTAGGTGATTCAACGGGTGCGATCACTGCTGCAAGACAAGCGATTGATAATCAAAACGCTTGGAATGCTACACCAAGCCCAACTAAGCCCATAACAGGCGATAGCACTAGTGCGGTTAATGCTGCGAACAGTGCTACCAATGCTATCAACGGTATTCCAACAAGTCACCACACGACTATCACAGCTACAGAAGTAGTAAATAAAGTGGTCAACTCATTCTCCCGTGTTTTCGGAACAAGACACGAAAACGGTACGAACTTCCACGAAGGTGGACTCGCAATGGTCAATGACCAGCGAAATGCAGTCTATAAAGAAATGGTAACATTACCAGACGGAAGCTCATTTATACCAGATGGACGGGATGTCGTACTTAACTTACCTCGTGGATCAAAAGTATTGCGAGCCGATAGAACTAAACGATTGATGAAAAATCTAGGTTTCCCAAGATATGCGGCAGGGGTTGGAATCCCAGAAGATGCTAAATTCTTGCGAGAAATTAAAAATGCCAGCAAGCATTTTTCGTTTAAAGATAATTCTATCGGAAATAGCTACAGTGGTGAAAATATCGTTGCTGAGATCGCAATTCTGAGGGCAAGTTTAGAAAAGATCCTTACAGCTATCCTTGAAAAACCGTCAGAAACGTATCTGGACGGTGACGTTCTGGCGCAAAACAGCTATCAAAGATATTCTAAAATCATGGCAAGGGAGGGAATCTAATGTTTAACATGGTTATAAATGGATTTGACACTGGATCAATCCCAAACTGCTATGTGACAGATTTTGGAGAAGACCAGACGGCAACACCAAGGGTCGAATCAAATACGATTTATGGAGCCAATGGAGATTATAATCTCTACGATGGAGCTTATGATGGGTACGATAAGACAGTAAGCTTATACGTTGTCAAAACAAGTGAAATCGAAATGATTGTAAATCAATTCAAGCCGGAAGAGAATAAAATAGAGTTTAGTCATAGACCAGGCTCTATTTTTTATGCTGATTTTCAGAGCGCATCATTCAAACAAAACGGATTGCATGCTTGGACTTTAGAAATCAAATTAAAAATGCACCCATTCCGTTACTTAAATAATGACGCTGTAGTCACTTTGGCAGGCAACGGTACAGTAAACAACCCAGGAACGGTATATTCTGAACCAGTCATCACGATTGAGGGCAATGGTGATGTCTCTCTCACCATCGGGAAACAAACCATGCAACTCATGATTGATACAAAAGCAACAATTGACTGCCGTCATAAAAAACAAAATGTCTATGACAAAAATGGAAATCTGAAAAATACATTGAGAAAAAGAGGTGGTTTCTTCGAAATCGCTCCAGGCACTTCTGGTATTGCGGTTTCAGGAACTGTTTCAAAAATCACAATAAAAGGGAATTGGAGGTATAAAGTATGATCTATCTGCAAGAGGGAAACTTCCCTCTTAATGAAGCTTTTAGCTCTGAAATTGTCCAGGAAGCTAACAGCACCTATCAACTCACTTTTAAATTTCCAACCTCAGATCCAAAATGGGCATTGTTAACTCCAGAAACAGAATTGGTTGCTGATGACTTGCACGGAGAACAGTACTTTACTATTTTTGAAGTCGAGAAGCAACACGGATATGTCACTGTATATGCTAATCAAGTAGCTACATTGTTAAATAGTTATTCTGTCAACAAGATCAATGTTGATCGAGTGAATGGAGCAACCGTGATGAATGCGCTTGTTGCCGGATTTAAACGAGAAACACCATTCACATTTTTTTCCGATGTGATGTCAAAACACACCCTCAATTTAAAAGATATCTCAGCGATGGAAGCCTTGGCCAAAGACAAGCACTCTATCGTTGGACAATGGGGCGGAGATCTTGTCCGGGATAAGTACAGTGTGCGATTATTAGAGCATGGTGGGATTGAGAACGAATCATTGTTTGCCTACAAGAAAAACATGAAGTCGTTCCAAGAATCGAAGTCTACCAAAGAGTTGAGAACACGGATCCATTTTAAAAAGGTTATCGAAGCACATGAAGAAGGGAAGAAAGATCAAATCCTAACTGTGACCATTGATAGCCCACTGATCAATAAATACAAGCATATCTACGAAGCAGATATGCTTGTACAAGATCAGGATGTTGTGGATCAAAAAACGCTTGAGGATTACGGCAAGCGCTATTTCCGTGAAACTCTGTGTGACATGATCGAAGAAAGCCTTGAGATTGATGTTGTAGGCCAAGCAGATCAACCAGTACACATATTTGATATCGTGAGCCTCTTCCACGAGGACTACGATGTCGATTTGCGAAAAAAGATCACGAAATACAAGTTTAATCCAATGAGTATCAAACTTGTCAGCATTGGATTTGGTGAAGTAACAAGAACTTTAGCAGACTCTATCTCAGGCATGGTCAATGATTCCGTTGATAAGAAAATGAAGTCTTATGATGCTGAATACGAAGCGAAAGTGCAGAAGCTTGTAGATAATGCTAATGCTGAGTATGACAAGCAAGCAAAAGAGCTGGAACTTAAAATCACAGACGGGATTGAGCAAGCCAAAGCACAAGCTGAAGTGGTCAAGCAGGAAATTTCAGCTAAAGTAACTGAGAAAATCAATGCAGCAAACCAATCAAATAAAAATGAAATTGTAGAAGAATTCAAAGCTCAATACAATGGCATTGAAGTGAAGATGCAAGGTTTGAAAGCTACCACTGATCAATTGAAGACCAGCGATGCAGACATCCAGAGGTTGATCAATGATTTTAAAGCTCAAACACAAAGCCAATTTTCTGGCATTCAAGGCGCACAATCACGGTTTGAGCAGACGACTGAGAAAGCCATCTCTGACCTGACCAATGTGGCCAATGGCAAAGCAGATCGCTCTTATGTTGAACAGACGGTGGCAGGGGTTAAAGAAGAGTTCACCACAATCGGTGTTGGTGGTGGTCCCAACATGCTCAGGAACTCAAGAGCAGATGAAGGGCTGAAATATTGGACGGAGGCCAACGGGCGCTTGAACTTCACAGCTCATAACTACTACTTCAATGGACAAAAACGCATGTTTCTATTGAGTAGTGGCGCATCTGTTCACAGTCCACGCTTTATCATTAAGCAAAATACAAATTATATGCTTAATTTAACAGCTTTTGATGCCAATACTGCAAGGGTCAAGATTACCTTTTGTAAACGTAGAAAGGGGTCTATTAATGACTTTGACGAAAAACAGGTAATTTTTGACAAAACTGGTTCACCAGCATTTAACTCGGATAGAGCTGTCAAAGAGTCATTTAGTTTTAATACAGGAGCGTTTGATGAAGGGTACCTTCTCTTTGAATATCAAGGAAGACCAAACGTGTGGTCTGGAATGTTCGTAACAGAACTTGATTTTTATGAAGGTAGCAATGAACGTAAATGGCAACCTGCTCCCGAAGATCAAAATTATCTAGTGGAGCAAGCACAAGCCACGTTTGAAAAGACGGTTCAAGGCCTATCTACTCAATTAACGAAATTAGAGACAAAAACTGGTCCAAGTGGTGAACTTGAACAGCGCATGCTGACATATTCTGAGAAGGCTGCTGTAGATGCTTCGAATGCAACAAGGCAGATTTTAGAACAAGGATATGTTGCCAAGTCTCAATATACGGAAGATGTAGCTGGAATCACAAGAAGATTTGATGAAATTATTCAGGCCGGGGAAAACTTGCTTAAAAACAGCGGAAATCCCCAAAATGTAGAGGGTTGGGGGTATTATGATCCTGGAGTGAGTCCAGTAGTAACAGTCTCAACTAATCCAATCTACTACAATGAATCCAGAAAACTCTTCAAGATCGAAAATGCAAGTGACACTACTAAAGCAGCAGCATCTCAACGCTTCAACATCAAGAGAAATACAACTTACACGATCTCATTTGATGCAATTGGATCAGACAATCTTAAACCTGCAACATTCTACTTCCTAGCAAGGAAGAAAGGCGAGACGGCAAACTTTTCAAAAGTTTTCACTCTTGCTGACAAGATCGCTATTCCACAAGATAGAATCACACGCTACTATTTCACAGTCAATTCTGAGGAATACGATGAAGCATTTTTGAGATTTGACAACACTGGATCATCAAATGGACAGACTTCAAGTCTTTGGTTCGGTGACATTGATGTCTATGAAGGTTCTATCAAGAGAGCGTATCAACCGCCTACTGATGATGGAAAATCATTAATTGAAGCCAAACTTGCTGAATTTAAACAAGGAATTGATGGGCAGTTTTCAACATTTTCTACAGAATTCGGAATGAGGCTGTCCAGTCAAAACTCTGTACTCAATGACAAGTTGGATGATTTTAAAGACAGCATCAATGGTCGCTTTGCAAACTACCAAAGCACAGTAAATGGGCAGATAGCAACGATCATCAGCCAATTTGATGGAGTACTCAAAAAAACAGACATCAATATCACAGATGGTCAAATTTCTTTTGGTACAGGTAAGAGCATCAACGGTAGAACCATCAGCTCTTTGCTGGTACAGGAACCGGAAGCCATTGCTTTGATCGCTAAATTAATCAAAGTAAAAGGCGACATGGTGGTTGATGGATCTATTTTAGGCCGCCACATCGCAAGCGAGAGTGTGGAAACCGGGCACATGAAAGCAGGATCAGTAACTACACCAATTTTGGCTAGTAATGCAGTTACAGCAGACAAGCTACAAGTTGATTATGCTTTGATTCAGAAACTGCTTGCTAATCAAGCATTTATTAGAGAACTGACCTCACAAAAAGCCTTTATTACGCAACTCGCTTCGATTGACATTTCTGCAGAACACGTCAAAGGTGGACGATTAAGTGCGAACACTGGATCAACAGTTTTTGACCTAGATAACGGAACATTAAATTTGTACTCAAACACAGGTACAATTCGAAGAATAGATGATACCAACTCATCACAATTTATCAAGCTAACTAAAAGTGGTTTTGTTGCAGAGCAATTTAGAGATACCAATGCCGCACTCATGATCTTAGGAACAAACCATAACAAGGATCCTAAAGAGGTTGAACGGCATGACAACGATACATTCGCTGGGATTCGGATCTGGTCTGGTAAAGGTAACGGAACAGAGGAAAGCCTTACGGAATTTATCGGTGATCGTGTATTGATTTACAATAATGGCCCAAACCGTAGCCCTTGGAATTTTCACAACAATATCAATGGCAAACAAACATATTTGATTCCAATGAACCAAAATAATGTTAAGCATTATATTGGACGTGGGGACTTCTTCCTTGAGGGAGTTTATTCAAAAGATTTCTTTATGGCTGGTGGTGTGAGTATCGGTAAATATTTATGGGATTTAATAACTTGTTTTGGACAAATGGTTAAATACAGCGAATTTAAAAGTAAAGATGTCGAACGGCATATTAGAGGAGTTGTTAACGGACACGGTTTTAGATAGGAGAAAAAATGAACGAACAAATTTATGTAGCAATCATCACGGAACTGGCAAATCAACTAGCTAGTAAGTCAATCACCGAGGCAGAATTTAAGGTTCGTCTCACTGAATCACAGCAACTTGTAGCGCAACTTGCTCAAGAAGTTGAAAGCTATCGCTCAGTCTTAGAGTCCGACAAAGACTTAAAAGACCTGTTTGAAGAAATCAAAAACAAAAACGAGGTAACTAAATAATGGATTACAAAGTACAATTTAAATCATACGATGCAGTAGCCAACACTACCAAGGTAGCAATCAAGCAAGACTTTCCTTATCGTGTATTTGAGGAAATCCTGCCAACAAACCGCATGACTGAAGATGATGCGACACTTGTTGAAGCAGTATTAAACATCGTGCGCATGGAACTCGATACATCTGGCGCAGTCGTAGCGATCAAAAAAGAGCTTGACAAGTCTGTTGAAGCCAATAATAACGCTATCGCTAAGATCCAAGAGTTGACCAAGGACAATGAAGCGATGACGCAACAAATCCAAAGCGTCAAATCAGTTGCCGATTGGGCAGTCCTCGCTCGTGTCACAGATACAGACAATCCAATTGATCCAACTCTGTATGCTCGTGGATTGGAATTAGTAGAGACTGGCCAATCTGGCAAAGAATACAAAGCACATGACATCTTTGTTGTTAACAATCCAAACTATACTGCGAAATATGGCGAAGGTACTCGTGTGCTTGTGCAAGTAAACTCTGACTTTACTTACAATGGCGAAAGTGTAGAAGAACTCGAAGGTAAATTGTCGCAAGATGGCAAATTGGCAGTGTGGAAATGGGAGCTTCCGAAGGAAAACAAACAAGCACAACCAAGCGGAGATCTTGAAACTCAACCAGTAGCCACAGCTACACCACAGCCAGTACTTTAATCAGAAAGGGGCGTGATCTATGATCCACTTTACACCAGAAGATATCTCGATGATGGTCGGATTTTTCGGGATCTTACTTGGAATTTACGGTAATTTTAAAGGAAGTGTCGTAGCTCAAGAAAAGCGCATGGTCGTGATCGAAAAAGACATTGAAAACATGCGTGATTTCCGTCTGACAGCAGTGAGACGACTTGACAACCATGACGAACAAAATAAGTCTCTATTGATCCTCGCAGAGCAGGTCAAAGCCTTGAGCGAGGATATGAAAGAACTTAAAGCATTAATTCAAAACAAAAATAATTAAGAGGTAAAACTATGAAAATCAACTGGACAGTACGTTTGAAAAACAAAAACTTTTGGCTAGCTCTTGTGCCAGCCTTGGCCTTGCTATTCCAAGCATTTGCTGACATTTTTGGTATCAAGTTAGAGTTTGGCCAGACTGTTGATAAAATCTTGGTATTTGTCAATGTGCTATTTGCGGTCTTTGTTTTGGTCGGTGTCGTCAACGACCCTACGACAACAGGATTGAGCGATAGCACACGAGCGCTTGAATACGAAGAACCAAATGCTGATTAAGAGAATAACTTTTAAAACAGCAATCTTTTTACTAGCCACTGCCTACTTTTGGGTGGTGGCTTTTGAATTTAGGAAGGAGCAATAAATGGCCACTTTAAATGATATTTTAGGATATGCGGAAGGGTTAGCAGATGCTGGTACTGGTGTATCTATGAGCCAGTGGGGGATGCAATGTGCTGCACTACCGAATGCAATCTCTACTTACTTTTTCGGAAAAACCCTTTGGGGAAATGCCATTGATCTACTCAATTCTGCCCGTGATTTAGGCTATGAGGTGGAATATAACCAAGAGGGGAATCTGGACAGCAAGCCACGAGCTGGGGCTGTATTCGTCATGGATACAACATACATCTACGGCCACAGCTATGGGCATACTGGTATTGTGATCGAAGATTCAGATGGATATACCATGCGCACCATCGAGCAGAATATTGACGGTAATGAAGATGCTCTGTATGTTGGTGGACCAGCACGATATAACACCCGTGATTTTAACGGTATCGTAGGCTGGTTTTACTTCCCAGTAGACGGACAACCAGCACAAGTAACATCTATTAAACCGTCAGAGCCTCTTACAGTAGATTCCAGCGAATTTAACGAGGAAACTGGTACATTCACAGTCAAAGTTTCTGCGCTCAATGTACGTTCTTCTGCGGGGCTTTTAGGTGATATCGTAGCAGTCTATACCGCTGGTCAAGAAATTAACTATGATGGCTGGTTAGACAATGACGGTTACATCTGGATCACGTACATCGGAGGATCTGGAAATCGCAGATATGTGGCAGTCGGTCAATCAGAGAATGGTAAACGTATCACAGACTTCGGCTCATTCACTTAAAATAAGGAGGATTTAATGGCACTATTAAATTCTACGAATCTAAAGCAATTCGAAGGAGGGGCAGTCGTAAAGCAAGGCGACTCTGCCTCTCTATTTGGTTATGAGCTACTGGATGAAAACATGCGCCCGATCAGCGAGCTGAATGGCAAGAATGCCATGATCAGGATCTTTAACCAAAAAGGAAAGGCAACATTTGAGAGTACAGTGGATAAGTCCAGAGTCACTTTTAAAATCGAAAAAGCCCTTCCGATCGGATCCTATCTGGTTGAAATCGTTTGTGGTGGCTATATTTTTCCCAGCGACCGCTCAACACGTTTAGACATCACCCGTTCAGCAGACGAATTTACAAGTGAGGAAGTATTATCGCTTGTGAAAAATGATGTTAAAACTGAAATTGACAAGTACATCGCTGAACATCCAAACGGATCACAAACGGAAGAGTTGCCAGACCTAACAGTACTATACAATCTTGCAAAAATTTAGAGAGGAAAAATTATGACTTTAAATACTGAAAAATTAACATCATTTGCTCAAGCTGTCGGTAGCGACATCAAGGAAATTAAAACCACACTTGCAAGCAAAGCTGACAAGTCAGAACTTGGACAAGCTGGAATCACACAACAACAACTAGACACGGCTATCGCTGGTGTCAAGACTGCCATTTTAGGCGATGGAGTACCAGAAGAATTAGATACTCTCAAAGAGATCGCTGACCGTATCGCAAATGGTGCAGGATCAGCAGACCAAGCTATTGTGTCTAAAATGACAGAGCTCGGCCAAAAATTCACTGACCTTGAAAATACTGACTTCGTACAAATCTATACAACGGCTAAAAATACCCTCTAAGGAGGTGCTGAATGGATAAATTAAAGAAAGCTATAGAATCCATTGGTCGTGATATTGGGACGCTTCAAGCTAATCAAGGCGGAGCGTTGCAAACTTCCAAAGCTTACGAGTTGTTTCCAACGTATGCCACGTTACAAGCGCAAATGACCACGAATATCAAGGAGAAGCACGTAGACCTCGGTCTGGACGCTCTCATCGATACAAAATTGCAAAACGGTGGCGATCCGTTTATCACAAGATCCAAGTTACCAACGATTGACACAAGCCAGCTTGCTTCGAAAAACGATCTCGAAGAGTTGAAGCGTTCAGTCGGTTCTGGTTCTGGTGGATCTGGTGAATTAAAAGGCCAAGGCTTCCCATACAATCTAAATGCAGATATTGGTACAATTTATACCGATACGACAGCGAAAAACGGAGCGGTGAAGTGGATCAAAAAGACCGCTGGGACTGGCTCTAACGCTTGGTCTGTCTTGTTTGGTGATGTCAAACACAAACCAAGAATTTCATCGAGCCAAAACAATGCATATGTCGAGTTTAGACGCATAAACTCCACGGTAGAGGTCGGCTTCGGTGGTCTATCGTGGGGTTGGTTTGGAATCGTGAGACGAGGTGCGCCCAGCTACGTTCCTCAAGGGTCAGACCGTGATCGAAACGTGGTGATCTTAAACGTCGGCGGTATACCCGTCGGTTTTCGTGCGACCAGCTCAAAACTGGGTATTATGACAAATGACAAGGGAAAACGTTTGGGAACATTTTACTTAGGCGGGCCGGGTGACGGCAACCAGCTACGCTTACAATTCGATGATCCAGTGCCAACAGATCGGGATATCGGAGACTTGCGATTTACTGATATGTCGTATATCACAGATGACCCGTGGCCAGAGACTCTATAATATATAAGACACACAACCCCCTCGATTGAGGGGGTCTTTTTATTTTCCGTTTTAATAGACATTTTTAAAATTGTCTGTTGTAACCTCAATCGAATGACTATGTTTTTTTGATTCTGTGCTATAAGCAATGGGTTTTTACATCAAAAAAAGTGATGATTAAATAACCATCACTTTTTATTTTTTAACTGACTGGCATATTCTGTCATTTTAATTGCGTGTTTCAAACGCATATTCATAATATCAGAAATACCATTCTTATATTTGTCTACAGCTTGGGTGGATAATCCACAATTTTTACTAATAGAATAGGCTGTGGCATTTTCTAGCAGCCATTTAATAGCATTGATATCAACTAACATATTTACCTCACAAAAAACCAAATGATCACCACGATCAACAGAAGCCCTAAAATAAACTCAAGCTTTTCTCTAGCAGTGGTTTTTTTAACATTAAATTTTACTTTCATCACGATACCTGTTATAATTAAAGCAAGCCCCACCAAGGGGCGGATAGTGATTGCTCACTATCCGAATTCGATGTGCCACTCAATGCTTATGATGAACAAGTTGATTTTGACTACTAGCTTATTCGTCTTAGCTTTGATTGGCTTTTTTCTTCGCCTTAACATTTATTTTTCCTTTCTTTAATTTCCTTGTCTAAGGTTTCCTCCTTAACCTTATGTATATATTATACAACTAAAGTTGCATTAAGTCAAGAGATTTTATTAACTTTTTTTAAAAAAATAAAAGATTTTTTCCTATTAAATAGCTTCAGTCTATAAATTAAGCTTGAACTTTTTTTGAAGCTATGCTAAACTAACAATGTGAGCAATGAACTTGTGGAGTTTTAGAAGTCAGTACCTAAAACAGACCCTAAAATCTAAAAACAGCGATATGATTGAGTTTTAAAAACTCCCACCGGCTCCATATTTTTATTCATGGAAGATTACTCAAGAGGCTTAAGAG